GAAGGGGGGAGTCTTGAAAGCTCCCCCCTTTCTTTATATAAATAGTGGTAGGTATTAGGAGAATAATATGACCGCTATAGATAACACACCACAAAATAAGAACTTTCTAAGCCCTCTTAATTTTAAGTTCCAAATTAAGAAAGCTCCTCATGTTAATTTCTTTATTCAGAAAGTTAACATACCTGGCATTACGATGTTATCTCCATCCCCCAATAATCCATTTGTAAAGACACCTTATCCAGGCGATCACTTGAACTTCGCTGATCTTTCAATTTCATTTAAAGTTGATGAAGACTTACAGAATTACCTAGAAATACACAATTGGATGAGAGCTTTAGGCAAGCCAGAGAATTTCGATCAATATAAAACAATTCAAGATCAGCCAATATTGAGTGGTGATGGTATCTATTCTGATATAGGTATTGTTGTTCTTTCTAGCACCAAAATGCCAAACTATGAAATAACATATGCTGATGCTTTCCCGACATCTTTATCAGATATCACATTCACTACTAAAGACCTATCAGTAAACTATATCGAAGCATCTGCAACTTTTAAGTACACTTATTATACCATTACAAACATTTAATGCTTGACTTTTATTCTCGGATATAGTAAAATATAAAATCAAATTTGAAACGAGATGCATAATGAAACTTGAAGAGATATTTGGTCAGTGGAAAGACGACTCTGTTATCGACAAAACAGAGCTCGGCGATGAATCGCTTAATATTCCCAAACTACATCATAAGTATTATCAGATTCTGGTAAGCGAAAGACTACTTCTTAGATCGCATGAGAGCGACATGAAGAAGTTGAAGCTCGACAAATACGAGTTCTTTACTCAGGGTCCAGATGAAGAAACTCAACAAAAAGGTTGGAAACTACCAGCGAAAGGTTTAATCCTAAAGGCTGACATCCCAATGTATATGGATGCAGACGAGGACATAATTAAACTTTCTCTTAAGATCGGTGTTCAGCAAGAAAAGATAGAGCTCTTAGAGTCTATCATCAAAACACTTATCAATAGAGGATACAATATTAAAACTGCCCTTGATTGGCAAAGATTTATTAATGGTTCATAATGGAAACTGTGCGCATTAAAAAGCTAAACGAAGTATACAATAAGATAGATTGTGAACCTAGTGTTGCTTACGAACTAAATGACTATTTCACATTTGATGTACCTGGCGCTAAGTTTATGCCAGCGTATAGAAACAAAATGTGGGATGGTAAAATCAGACTGTTTAATCCAATGGCATGCGCTTTGTATGCCGGATTAAACCGTTACGTCGAGGAGTTTTGCAAAGCTCGCGACTATGAAATTGAATACGACTCCAGCTTCGCTTCAGAAAGCTTTTCTTTAGCAGAAGCCAAGCAGTTTATTCAAGAACTAAATCTCCCATTTCAACCAAGAGATTATCAGCTCGATGCTTTCGTACATGGTGTGCGCGAGAATCGAGCTTTATTGCTTTCGCCGACTGCTTCTGGCAAGTCATTTATCATCTACCTACTAATGAGGTATTACAATGCTAAAACGCTTATTATCGTTCCTACAACAACTCTTGTCCACCAGCTCAACGCCGACTTCAAGTCCTACGGTTACGATCGAGACTCCCATAGAATCTACGCCGGTCAAGAAAAAGAGAGCTCCGAGAAAGTCACCATCACAACCTGGCAAAGTATCTACAAAGCGCCGAAAGACTGGTTCGACAAATACGACGTCGTAATCGGCGACGAGGCTCACCTATTCAAGGCTAAGTCTCTTACTTCTATTCTAACTAAACTGGAAGATTGTAAGTACCGTTTTGGTTTCACTGGAACTCTTGACGGTACTCAAACTCATAAGCTAGTTCTTGAAGGTTTATTTGGTCCAGTTAGAAAGGTAACGACTACAGCCGAATTAATCGATCAAAAACATCTATCGGAATTCAAGATCAAAGCTATCGTTCTGTCTTATCCAGACGAGGTTCGTCAGATGATATCTAGATCCGCTGACTATCAAGCGGAGATGGATTATCTTGTACGCCTCGAGGCAAGAAATGATTTCATCAAGAATCTTGCTCTTTCCCTCGAAGGCAATACCCTTCTTCTGTTCCAGTTTGTTGATAAACATGGAACAGTATTGAATGATATGATAAAGAAGGAAGCTAAAGATAGAAAGGTGTTTTTCGTTCATGGTGGTGTCGATGGGGAACAGAGGGACATGATTAGAGGTATTGTGGAAAAGGAAACTGATAGTATTATCATTGCTAGCTATGGTACTTTCTCCACTGGTATTAACATTCCAAGTATTAGTAATGTTATATTTGCTTCGCCTTCAAAGTCTCGTGTTCGTAATCTTCAGTCTATTGGTCGTGGACTACGTAAGTCTGATAACAAGAAAACAGCTACGCTGTTTGACATATCTGACGATATGTCTTGGAAAAGTAAGAAGAACTTTACATTGTTACATTTTATGGAACGTATAAAGATTTATAACGAAGAGAAGTTTGATTATAAGATCTATAAGGTATCTATTACTATCTAATTTCACAGATCACATAAATGATTATACTCAATGACCGAATTAAAGTAAAGGAAAAGACATGGCTAAGAAAGCAGTTAATTATATTAACAACAAGACTCTTTATGCTGCAATGATCGAGCATAGACTGAAGCTGGCAGAATCAAAAGAAAAAGAAAAGCCGAAGCCACAGGTTTCGAATTATATCGGAGAATCTATTCTTTTGATTTGTAATAATCTAGCAAAGAAGCCTAACTTTTCGGGATATACATATAAGCAGGATATGATTTCCGATGGCATCATTGACTGCGTTGCTGCCGTGGATAACTTCAATCCAGATAAAACAAATAACCCTTTTGCTTACTTCACACAGATCGCATGGAATGCATTCATTCGTCGAATCGCAAAGGAGAAGAAGCAGACGTACGTTAAGCACAAGAACTACGAGAACACATTTCTTATGGGATTCCATGGCGGAGATCAGCATGCCCAGCTAGCATCAAATGAATTTTCTGATGAAATTATCAGGAGCTATGAAAATAAGTTGACTAAAATTAAAAAACCAGGTAAACTAGTAGGTGTTGAAGTCTTTTCTGAAGAGAGCATAGAAGCAGAGATATGAAAATAGCATTAATCACTGATACTCACTGGGGCGTTCGTAACGACAGTGTCGCATTTCTAGATAATTCAAAGCGATTTCTTGATAACGTATTCTTTCCGTATTTGGAAGAACATGATATCAAGACGGTGGTTCATCTTGGCGATATGGTAGATCGTCGCAAGTATATCAATATCAACACTGCCAGCCGTCTTCGCCAAGACTTCCTTGAACCCATGGCTGCTCGTAACCTTGACGTTCATTTTATTATTGGTAATCACGACACTTATTTTAAAAACACTAATCTTGTCAATTCAATGGAAGAGTTGATTGTTGGTCAGTTCCCTACATTCAAAGTTTATAATAATGTTGCTACGGAAGTAGACTTTGATGGAACACCAATAATGTTTATTCCTTGGATCTGCGATACAAACAGGGAGCAAACAATAAATGCAATCAATAGTACTAAAGCTGAAGTCGCTATGGGACACCTTGAAATCCAAGGGTTCGAAATGTACAAAGGTTCTATTATCTCGCACGGAGAAAGTAAGAACTTCTTTTCAAGATTTGATATGGTCATGTCCGGGCATTATCACCATCGGTCTACTGATGGGCATATTTTTTATCTTGGGTCTCATGCTGAGTTTACTTGGAGTGATTATGATGATCCACGAGGGATTAACATCTTTGATACGGAAACAAGACAACTAACTTTTGTCGAGAATCCTTATAAGATGTTTAAGAAAGTTTGGTACAATGATGCTGATGAAGAATTTCTAAAAACAAAGATTAACTATAAAGATTACACACATTGTATTTTAAAAGTTATCGTTACAAATAAGACTAACCATTATTGGTTTGATAAGTTTATCGAGAATCTTGAGAGTGTTAATCCTATTGAAATTTCTATCGTTGAAGATCACTTGAATCTAGATCTTGGAGATGATGCCGAGATTATCAATGAAGCTGAATCGACACTAGATATCTTTAAGAAGTATATTGAAGGTTATGATTTAAAGAATATTAATAAGACTAAACTCACCGAGAAAATTGTTGATTTATATAACGAGGCGATGACTTTAGGATGAAAATAATACACATTAACAGGAACATAATACAGCAAAACGCTAAACACGATAAAAATGAACCTGTTGTTCGTGTAGAAGAAAATGGCGTCGTTAACTATTGTATGGAAATTGTCATTAATGGTCCTTCTCGTATGATTTACAGTCCAGATAAGCCAAGACCTTGTGGTGCAAAACTTTGGATTGAGACTGACGCAGAAGTTGAAATGATAGGTGAAAAATGATAACATTTCGTAAGCTACGTTGGAAGAACTTCCTATCAACTGGAAATATCTTTACCGAACTTGAACTTGACGCTAACAGCACCACGCTCGTAGTCGGCGAGAATGGCGCTGGTAAATCAACTATGCTTGATGCTCTTTCGTTTGTTCTTTTCGGTAAGCCATTCCGTAAGATCAATAAGCCACAGCTGCTGAATACAATTACCCAAAAGCAGGCAGTTGTCGAGGTAGAGTTTTCTATCGGTCTTAATAATTACAAAATTATTCGCGGTATCAAGCCGAACGTATTTCAGGTGTTTCAGAACGATATTCTTTTGAATCAGTCTGCGGATATGAAGGATTATCAAGAGGTTCTGGAAACCCAGATCTTAAAGGTAAATCATAAGTCGTTCTGTCAGGTTGTTGTTCTTGGATCAGCGACATTCCAGCCGTTCATGCAGCTGACTGCATATCAGCGTCGTGAGATCATCGAAGATATTCTTGATCTTCAGATCTTTACTACAATGAACTCATTGCTCAAGGATAAGGTTCTTGAGAACACCGAAAGCCTGCAGGCTAATTCTTCTGCTAAGAAGCTAGCTGAAGAGAAGTTGTCCCTAATCAAAGAACATCTTACGCAAATTCAGAATAACAATGAAAAGTTTATTGAAGAAAAGAAACAGCGTATTCTTGAAACCAGCAAAGAGGTCGCTAGGCTCGATCATGATTACGCACAGTTTGTAGAAAACAATAAGAGACTGGAAGTTTGTATCGAAGATCAACCTACTATCTCTAAGCGGTTCAACAAACTAACGGAGTTGCGTCATAAGATCGAAGCTAATCTTGGTGCACTGAATAAAGAGGTAAGTTTTTTTCATAAGTATGACAACTGTCCAACTTGCAAACAGGAAATCGACGAAGCGTTCAAGGGTGAAACTGTAACTTCTAAAGAGACTGAGATCAACGAGATCAAACAAGGTCTCGATAAGCTAAGTCAAGAATATGAAGCTGCTGAAAATAGAATCTCTCAGATCCTAACTATCACTGGCCAAATCAACGACAACCTTCTGGAAATGAAGGGAATGCGAGTTAAGATAAATTCTCTTAATGAATATATTGATACGCTGAAAGAAGAAATAACAAACATTAATGAAACTATCGCCCAGGAAGATACAAGCAAGGTGCCAGACCTCGAGAAAGAAATGAAGGCTCTGGAAAATAAATATAATGAATTGTCAGAAGAAAAGAATGTTCTTTCGGTAGTAAGTAACCTATTAAAGGACGGTGGTATCAAGTCGAAGATTATCAAGCAGTATATTCCCGTTATCAATAAGCTGATCAACAAATATCTGTCTGCTATGGAATTTATGTGCCAGTTCGAGCTTGACGAGCAGTTCAACGAGACTATAAAGTCTCGCTACCGTGATGTGTTCTCTTACGCTTCGTTCTCAGAAGGCGAAAAAATGCGCATCAATCTAGCCATCCTGTTTACCTGGCGCTCGCTCGCGAAACTTCGTAATTCGATCAATACCAATATCCTAATTATGGATGAAGTGTTTGACAGCTCGCTGGATTCAAATGGTACCGAGGAGTTTATCAAGATCATAAACTCCTTGACTTCTGATACAAATACGTTTATAATTAGCCATAAGACCGATCAGCTATATGATAAATTCGAGAAGGTAATTCGGTTCGAGAAGGTCAAAAACTTTAGTAGGATTGCAGCATGACCGATTGCCGTAAGAGAACCAAGTACGATCATTGGTTTTGGAACAGTAAGTTTGCTTATTGGATTATGACAAAGTCCACCAGATTCAATAACTGGTTGTGGCATAAGATGTACAAGAGGAAGTGATGGTAAACAATACTACAAATAAATGGGTCGTTGAAATTGGTATGGAGGAAGATGGCGAGCTAGTGCTTCCATTCCCCGTTGAGCTTTTAGCTCAGATGGGCTGGCACGAAGGTACTGAGCTTCTTTGGAATATCGAAGATGATGGTACTGTAACAATGAGGGATAAAAATGGAACTGAATAAATGTTATTCTTTCTTATTTTTTTCTTGGATTTTTTTGCGGTCCTCTCGGTCCTCTACGCGAAGCGTAACGCCTTTCTTTTTCTTCTTCTGACATCGGACCTCTTGTACTAATCCTTGGTCCAGCGCCTTTACCTCTATATTTTATTTTGTTTTCTTCCGACATAGGACCTTTTGGTTTTTTCATTTTTTCGATCGCTTCTTTTTTATGATTTGAACAAAAACCATCGCCGCCTTCTGTCACATTTCGTAAAATACCGTTTTTATCAATACCTTTTCTGCCATACCAACGGATATACCTACGTTCTAACGCGCACGCTCCGAGATTCGTTAGGTTAGTTTCTAAAAATACTATTTTGGATTTATCTTTTGGGACAGATACGCTATGACGTTTGTCGATAGCCCTCTTACCTTTACCCTTACCTATGTAGTATGGCGTATTGTTAGTTTTTCTTATATATGCATAAACGTAATAAATAAGCATAGCTGGACCTCCTTCATAGGTTTAGAGTAGGTGGATAGTGGAATATCGTGACCTACGCTCTTATTTAGGGAATATAAAATGATAAATGAACTGAAGTTAGTAGCTGATAATGATCCGATTCTAAAGAAAGAATGCGATGTTTTTGATTTTCTCAATCCCCCTATTGATCCTATTGAGCTTGCCAAAGACATGGTTAAGTTTCTTTATGATAATAATAGTCTTGGCTTGTCTGCCAATCAAGTTGGACTACCTTATCGCGTATTCTGTATGCGTGGGGTTCCTGAGAATTTCGTATGCTATAATCCAAGAATCGTAACTTTTAGTGAAGATCAGGTTCTCCTGGAAGAAAACTGCTTGACTTATAATGGGTTATGCGTTAAAATAAAGCGTCCGCAGCACGTCAGGGTAAGATTCACCCTACCGAATGGGGACACTATGACTAAGCAGTTTACTGGTATGACTGCTCGTGTGTTCCAGCATGAGATGGAGCATATGGATGGAAATGTTTTCTACCATAGCGCAAATCTCGTGCATCGTGAACAGGCTCTTCGCCGCTGGAAACTCGGCAAGAAATTCGAAATGAATGTAACACCAAATGAACATATTCTACATCGACCGTGATCCCGCTCAAGCTGCTCAATGGATGGTTGACAAGCATGTTGTCAAAATGATCCTTGAGTCAGCACAGCTTCTTTCGACAGCCCATCGGGTTCTCGATGGCGTTGAGACTCCAGGAAAGTCTAAGACTGGTAGGAGCGTAAAGCGTTACGTTCTTGCTGATGATCGCGACGGCATTCTGTATTCAGCAACTCATGTCAATCATCCTTCTGCAGTTTGGTGTCGTAAGACTGTAGAAAATTACACCTGGCTTGCGGATCACATGTTTGCTCTGATGGGCGAATATACCTATCGATATGGTAGAGAGCATGTATGCCAAGGTGAGATTGGCTATATGCTACTGAACCCTCCACTTAATCTTACAGAACATGGTTTCACCACTATGCCTTCTGCTATGGCGGATGAATATATTATCTCCGAAGATCCTATCGTGAACTATCGTAATTATTACAAAAAAGGTAAGCAGAGAATGTTTAGCTGGAAATACCGTGATGCACCGGAGTGGCTCTATGAATAAACAAGAGCGTGTAGCTCGAATGGCTGAACTTATGCAGCCTATTGAACAGCAGATCTTAATGTGTGATAACCAACAGGATCTGCTTATGCTTGCTTCCGCTATGATTACTAGCGCGAAGCATATTTTTATCATCAATCTGGGTAGCGAGGCTACTCGAGAAATATTTAAGGGATTTGATTTTAGAGATGAATAGAACTATGTTTGAGAGTGTGATTGATTTCCAAACTGCTTTCGGGCAGCGTGTTGGTGAGTTTCCTGAATTTCCGGATGCAAACGAACGTCAGATGCGAATCAATCTTTTGACTGAAGAGTTCCATGAATATATGGACGCTGAGTCGCAGAACGATATTGTCGAGCTAGCTGATGCTCTCGCTGATATCATTTATATCGCATGCGGTACTGCAGCTTCTTATGGCATCGACCTTGATGAAGTATTCAAGGAAGTTCATCGCAGCAATATGGCAAAGCTCGTCGACGGTAAGGTTATTCGTCGCGAAGATGGTAAGATTCTAAAGCCAGCTGGCTGGACTCCACCTGATATTAAGGGTATTTTGTTCAACGACTAAAATAACCCTTTACTTTAAAGAGTAAATAGGTTATAATAGTTGAACATTGGGGGGATCGAAATGGTAGAAGTTCTCGTTCGTAAGAAAATTGATTCTGAAGAAACTCTGGGTACGTTCATCACGTGCGCAGAGTACGCTGATCGTATTATCGATCAGGATTGCGATCTTTACGCTGAATCTCTTGACGGTACTATTTCTGAAGATAATATCATCTTCAAGTATCGCAAGAACATCTTCACAAAAGAAGAAATGGATCTTGCTTATGCTGGACTGAGGGAAGCTGCAACTGAATCACAGAATCGTGGCATGGCTGCTGGTCCTCGTGGAAATCAGCTCGGTCAGGAAGGTCGTGGTAATCGCGACTTGGTAACTGCCGAGCATATTGAAATTCTATCATTTCTTTCTCGCCCAACAAATACTTTTGATGATGGTACTACGCTCGAGTCTATCCGTGAATCCCATAAGAAGGGTTCTAAGGAGGAAACTCGTGGCCAGGTTTGGTTGCGTTCAGAGGTAACTAAGAAGTACCCTGAATATCACGGTTGGTTTGAGAAGTGGCTTGTTGGTCTTGGTAACATGTCCCGCGAGGAGCAGATTACCGAGGCAAAGTTTGTAATTGAAAACTATATCTCCGACACTAACTATGCTCAGTCAGTCATGTCTGGTATCGCTGGTTACTTTGATCGTTACCCTCGTATTCCCTATGGACGCGAGTGTGCTTATACTGAGAAGCAGCCTGATAAGTTTGCTCTTTCATTCCCATATCTTAACAAGCTCAGTCAGAAGTTTGAAGAGATGCTTCCTATTCGTTACGCTGCACAGCGTAGGGAAGCCGATAAGCTTGATAAGCGGTTCCTGATCAGCGATACTGTATTCACTACGCTAACTGTTAACCATAACTGGCGTACTGCTTGTCACCGCGATGCTGGTGATCTTCATGAAGGTTTCTCTAACATCTGCGGTATCACTGGTCCTGATGGCAAGGGCTGGAGGGGCGCTGAGTTCATGCTTCCGGAATATCGCATTGCTATCAACCTGCAGCCTGGCGATTTGCTTCTGGTAAATAACCATGGCGGCATTCATGCTAACGATGCACTTGACGAGACTTATGACAACGATCGCCTGACACTTGTTTCGTATTTCCGCGAAAAGATGGTTGATCTTGGTCCTTGGGATTATGAGCGTCTGCGCAAACAGTACGTCGAGCAGCGTCGTGGTAATAAGGAACATAAGTATGCACGTCCCCTTTGGAATGGAGTTTCTCCAGGCATGTGGGATGAAGCTGAATGGTTTGATTATATGAAGGCGAATAATATGAAAGATCCTTATGCAAAAATTGCAGCTGCGAGCCTGGACGCTTTCTTTTAATGTGCGGCGTTCTCGGCATTAAGATTAAAAATGCTGGTGAAAAAGATTATGCTTTAGTGCGTAATCTTTTCATTCAGTCCATGATTCGTGGCAAACACGCAACAGGAGTTTCTTATGTTCAGTATGGCAAAATCGTAACAATCAAAGAACCAATTCCTGCTAATGAATTTATCGCAAAACACGATGTTAAAGATTGGATGAACGAAGATGGAAATCTTTACTGCATTGGACATATCAGGTATTCTACTTCTGATCTTAATTATAATCAGCCATTCTCATCATGTGACATATCCATTGTACATAATGGAGTCATTTCTCAGGAAGATCCTACTACTTGGGAAGAAACCTATGGTCTAAAGACTAACACTGCTAATGATTCTGAACTTATTTTGCGATGCATAGAAAATGGAGGAGATCCATTAACTAAGTTTAATCCTGCTAGTATGGCAGTTTGCGTTTTGTTTGCGGATAAAACGCTAGTCGGTTTTAGGAACGAAGCAAGACCTTTATATTACTATACAGATTCAACCACAACAGTATTAACATCAACAGAGAATATTGGGATACGTGCTGGTCTTGTTGGGTTGACTAAAACTGATATGTATAAGAAGTATATCCAAACAGAAAAACAATATAACGAGTTTGAGGTATCTCCCATTCCACTAAAAAACGTTGAGGACTTGCAATGAATTATGACCCAAAGACTTTTACCTATGGTTTCGAAATTGAATGGGGAGATATTGACAGGAACATGCCTATCCCAGAACATCTAGGTGCATGGGAATATTGCGAGACTGATAT